TTTTTACCATCACTGTCCTCTAAGGATAACTTATAACGGTTAACTCCTTCTCTAGAAATTTTCTTTACTTTAAGCTCTAGGGATTTTTCTAGTTTTTTTCCTCCTAGAGGAAAGCCTTTAGGAGCTCTGACAACATCTCCTTGTAGAACTTGTCCTGAGTAATTGGATAATTTTACTCCTATCTCATTTACTTCTTTATATCCTGAGCCATATGGGGCTGCTTTACCAGTATGGTTAGGGGCTACATTTTCTTTTTGAGTACGAAGACGTTCTGTTTTTTCCTTAGATGCTTCTTTTCTTTGTTCAGCATAATCTAAAGCCTTCTTTAGTCTAGCCTTCACCTCAGGGTCTTTAGCTCGCTCATAAGCCGCTCTAACTCGTTGATGAATCACGTTTATGATTTGAGATTGGCGATTGTGTGGCTTTGATTTAAAGGATGTTTTAGATAGGGTATCTATAATGTCTTGTTTACTAGAAAATTTTATAGCAACTGTATCTTTTGGATCTTCATCTGTGTATAGTCTACGACCTGATCCTTTAGGTTTTTTACCTGTACCTACTTTAGGGTCATTTTCCTTTACTAAAGCATCATTAAGTAAATCCCATATGCTTTCTTTTTCAGTAGCAGGTACCTTATCAGGTAAGAATGTAAAGAATTTCTCTTTATTACCACTTTTAAGCGCCTTACGAGCATTGGTGCCACTCATTTCACCCCCTGGGGTCATAACGAGTTTAACCTCAGTATTAGGGTATTTTTCCTCAACACCTGCAGTACGTTGAGCTACATCAGCTAGGTCATCTTCTCTACCTTCACGAGCTCCAATTACAAAATATACTTTTTCTTCTGGATTGTTTTTAGGATAGCGTTTAACATCTCCTATTGGGTTTTTTGATGGGACTATTTCTACTTTATTCCCTAAGATCTCTTTGTACATTTGCCATATTTGCATGGACTGTTCTTGAGTAATCCCATCACGAACTCCTCCACCCACATAGATGATAAACTTGTCTATTTCTTTATAACCATCTAATGCTTTTTTTACTAAATCAAAGTGACCTTTGGTGGGTGGCTTAAAACCCCCACCATAGACGGCTGTTACTGTTTTACCATCTAAAAGTTCACTAATTAAGTATTTAGTAAATTGGTTCATTATCTAAGACGTGCAATAGTCTCTTTAACTTTCTTTTTCTTGTCTTCAATAGCTCTTTTAGCTTCTCTAAACTCTTCCATTTCTTTCATAAGAGCTTCTTTAGCCATATCATACTCTTTAAGAGCTTCTTTGGCTGCTTTTTTAGCCTCAGACATATTATTACCCATATAAGCACCCATAATCTCATCCATATTGATAGTATCATAGATAGAAGCTTTTTTAATCATGTCACCCATTCCCATATTTCTTTTAGGTTTCATTACAAGAATGATCTCACCAATCTCATTATATGGTTCCATCATTTCCATTGTGGTTTCTTTTTTTTCTTCTTCAATAGCTTCTTTGATAAGCTTTTTAAAATCTGTTAGTTTCATGATCTTAGGAATTGTTTTATTTTATTTTGGGCCTCTTCTTTAGAGACAGTTTGTTGTACAATGTTTTGTACATTTTCTTTACTACGTAACTGACGAATCTCGTCTTCAAGTTTTTTCTTTTCAGCATCAGACTTAGCCTGTTCTTTTTCTGTTTTAGGTTTAGTGTCTGTAGGTCTAAATGGTTCAATATATCTAGTGATGATATCTTCTAAATCTTTTGAGCTAAATGGATCTTTATCTTTAGATACAGCTACAAAATTTTGACCAAACAAGTTTAAGTAAGGTTCAAAGTTTTTAGTAACATTAGCCCAAGTTTGCATTACAATAAAGGGCATTAGGCTTCTGTCTTTACCTAAAGAACGTTCAAAACGGTCTTCATTTTTTCTTAAAGCCTTTTCTAAACCAGCATACACATAAACCATCATTACATCATAGCCAGCTGCCTCTAATGTTTCCTTTAGTTTAGCTGTCTTATTGTAAGCAGCAGCAGTCCCATCAATGACAATATTTGAACCTGCTCCTATTTCTTGTTTTAATATTTCCTGGTATTCTTTTTGAGCATCAGCCATTGCTTTACCTGCTCTACTTCTACCAGCTGCATCAGCTAGTTTTAGGTCAAGTGAGATACCTGCGTCTTGTAATTTCTTAATAAAGAAATCATCAATGTTCATTACTTTAAGACCTAAATCAGCTATAATATCATCTACAATAGAGGACTTACCAGCACCTGGGGCACCAGCAAGTATAATAGCTTTAGGGGCACCTTGTGCCTCTCTAAGTAATTGAACCAATGAAATCATACACGTATGTTTACGTATAAATATGTGTTAAAATTCTGTATTAAAGAAGAATGTCTGGAAGAATCTATAATCATCTTCATAATTAGAGCCAAAATAGTTAGTAGCAGTATGAAATAAATCACCTCTATACATTACTAATCTATTATAAACATTAGAAGTAACTTCTATAGGTTCCCATTTAGTTTTATCTTGACCATCTTTATGAATTATAGCTAATAGTTCTTCATCTAACTCTCCATTAGATAATCTAGGGGCTGAAATAAGTCCTGTAGGTTTATGTTTAAATATAGTAGTACCACTATTTAAAGGAGCATCCTTAGTTAAATAAACAACTCCTGCCCAAGTGTTATAACAATCAGCATGAACCCAATTTATATCAGTAACATTAGTCTTTGAAAAAGTTCCATTAGGATGCCAATCCCACATAGTAATTTCACCACCAAAAGGTCTCACCAGATTTTGTATGTAATTTTTTACACTAATATTTTCTGTAACTTGAAGAGTTCTCCATCCTGGATGGTTCCCATTTCCTTGGGTAAATTCTAAAGTTTTAGCCCATGCTACTACTTCATCAGGATCCTCATAAAAATTATCTATTATAATAAGCTGTGCTCTCATATTACCTATAAATATTTAAATTTCACGTTTAACTGTAGTTCTAAATTCAGTAAAAATAGGTGAATGGTTTGGATTTTCAAGATCAAACAGTCTCTTAACTGTTTTAAATATATCCATGTTTTCCTCTATAGTGCGACTAGATTCATAAATTTCCCACCCCTTACCTTGCATATATCCATCTTTAGGACCACGCTTAGATGATTTAAGCCACAAAATAGCTGTGTGGTCAGCACGTTTACCATAGCATTCTTCATAACATGTAGCGTAGGCGGCTGTTTGAAGATCATAGGTAGTTTGTAAGTGGTTGGATGTTTTAAAGTCAATAATCCACAACTCATCATCTATCTCACAAACCAAGTCACAGGTACCAGCTATCTCATATGCATCAGAAAACAAATGAACCTCAGTTTCAATCAATTTAGGTTTATATGTTTCCCAAAAATCTACAAACCTAAGAAACATTTGCCAGACATCTGGATTGTGAGCTGGATCACCCCATTGATTTAAGAAACTACATTCCTTACCATTTAAATAATCTTCAATCAGTTCATGAGTTGCAGTACCATCCTCAGCTGCTTTTTTAACAATGTAGTCAGCTGAACGACCCATATTTTTAAGCCAGTCCTCAAAATGTTTTCCTTTAGGGTAAGCACTTAAAACATAAGTGATAGAAGGATAGTATTTCCCGTTACGTCTATAATAACGTGAGTCAGGCATTGTAATTTGTTTAGTATCTTCTGAGATCTCTAAGATACGATCATAAGAGTGCTTAATGTTTCTTTTACTCATACTAATTGGAGTTTTTTAGCCATCAAACCATATTGGGTTAGGGACTGAGTGTTTTGGATAAGGTTTGTAAAATGAGTGAAACCCATTTCGCTTGGATCCTTTTCATCTAGATCCACGAGGTAAACCTCTTTACCCTCGTTTATTAATAATTCAGCAAACCGTAAAGCATCCTTCATTGCATCCTTATCCAGGGCAATATAGACTTGCTTTACAGTTGATGTTACAATTTTTTTCATTAGGCTATCCTGGATATGTTTACCTAATAATGGAATAGCATTACGTTTGATAGCCATAGCATCAAACATACCCTCACATAACACTAGAGGTGAAGACCAGTTAATGTATAGTTCAAAAGGTATAATGTTTTTACTTAGTGCTGGATTCTTATACTTTACCTTAGAGTTAGGATTGAAGTTACGAGCTACATAGTAATTTAATTTACCTTCGTTATTATATGATGGTATAACCACCATCTTGTCAAAGGCACCGCCTTCGCAATATCCTATATTATATTTAAGTATATCGTGTTTACTAACGCCTCGTTTCTTTAGATAAGCTAAGGCATGCCTACCTACTATATCTCTTTCTGTAATCTCTGATAGGGGTTTGAACTCGTCTGGCAGTTTAAGATCTGTCTTAAGTTCTTGAGTGATTATTCTAAACCCGGAACCAACTAGGGACTTAAGTTCTTCTATCTTATCTAGTGGAGCATCTATTGCTTTAAATAGACTGAGTAGTCTACTTCCTTTTTTATCACAAGCCCAACAATGCCACTTTTGATAGTGAGTAGCATTTTCATCTAGATTAATCTCTAGTTTAGGTTTATGGTGATGGCAGAAAGGACAAGTATGGGCTTGGTTACCACGTGCTGTAGGTTTACCATGCCCTAATACTGAATTAACTAAGTTTGCAACTAGTTGGTTTATCATACGAGGTAAGATATGAAAGATATCTTACTCAGCAAAGTCTTTTCTAAAGAATTTTCCAAGAATGTTGTCATTAAAGAACTCATCTGGTTTTTCTAGTACTGAATACACAAACAAATGTTTTGTTTCATAGTAAGTTAACAACTTTTTAGAGGTAGCCAAGCATAAGATTTCTCTTTTAAACTCATCATGTTTACCTTCTTTTAACATAGCTATAATCTCTTTATTGGAACCATAGTATGTTTTCCAATCAGATTCATTCATAGCCAGTTTATAGGCTGGTTTACGACCAGCTACATGAGTATATTCTAGTAATTCCTTTTTAGTAAGTTTTACTTTCTTTTGATGCATCAAAACTTTTTTACCAATATAGGCTTTGCCTGTTGGTATATGAACAACCCTATAAATAAAACCAAAGGTCCCTTCAGGGAAGGAGGAGAGTGCCTCCATAGGTTCATTTTTATAAGTCCACATGTTATTATCGGTCTAAGTTAATAAGAATAGTTGTATCGGTTGTGGCCGAGGTAGGTAAAGGTTGAGCTAATTTACCTATAGCTAATAAATTTTGAGCTTCATCGTACAAACCTACTGTTGTAACGTATGGGCTAAAATATGAACCAGTTACATAATTGTAAACAGTACCATCAGTTGATCCTGAAATTAGGGATGGGTTTAAACTAAAATTAAACTCATTTTCTCTTAAAGTAGCTTTATATTGTGTTTCGAATATAGTCATAGAAGAAGAAAAAGAACAAGTAACATTAG